GTACGGAGCGGTGCTGCCCGAAGGCTGGACAATCTTGAGCCGCTCTTGAAAGGCAGGGGCAGCACCCGCCGACGCCGACACAGCGTTGGATGCGATGATATTGCCGTCATCCAGTGCAAACAGCGCCGACACCTCCGTGTTGATCGCGTCCCAACCGCCGTCGCTACCCATTGTGGCATTTGACGCGAGGGCGATCTGGTTCTGAGCGTTCGTGTTCGAGAAGAACACCTCGCCGCGGGGGAAGCACAGGCCGCCGTACTGGGCTGCTCCGGCGTAGGTGCGGGAGGTGTCCCCGACGAACAGGTCACCGATCACGTCGAGCGTGTTGTTCGGCGCGGCTCCGATGCCGACCTTGGACGCCGACCCGAACACGAGGTCGTCCTCCGACTCGTCCCACAGCATGTAGCCGTTCGTGGCCGTCGCCCCGAAGAACTTGACATCGTGGCCGGTGTCATCGACCCCGACCGTGACGGTGCCCTTGAACGTCGGAGAAGTATCCCAACCCGACGTACCAGTACCCGTCCCCATAAACACCGCATCAGCAACCGGCGTCGAAGCCCCCGTACCCACCTTCGTTTCCAACGCAATAGCAGCACCATGCACATTGACGTGCAGCGCGTCATGTTCGAAACCGGACGCGTTCATATCCGTAGTCGACGCAATGTCCGTGCGAAGCGTCCCGCCGGCAGTATCCAGACTCGTCGGGAATGAGGTTGCCATCAGTCAGCCTCCTACGGCGTCAAATCGAGCGTGAAAATACCAGACGCGTTCCAGGTAATCGAGAACGTCCCGTTCGCCGACGAATAATCCGCGCCAAAGTTGACGAGACAAATCAGCTTGTCGCCCGACAACGTGTCGTCATAGATGACCGCCGCCCGGGCATTCGAAATCGTGGACGTAGACCACGACGAATCGGCAGCATCGAACGTGATCGTCCCAGACGAACCCGCCAACGTCACCGAAGCAAGCGCCACCCCGCCAGCCGAGTAGTTCGTACCCGAAACCTCGTTGCCGGAAAGGTCGGACCACTCGTCATGCGTGTCGAAGTTCGGCGTGGACGAGTTGGTAATCATCGCCACCTTGAACGTGTCAGACGCCGTGTTCACAGCGAGCTGAGTCCCGTCGAGAATGTCTAGAAATGTGGGCACAAACAGGCCCGAGGCTGTAACAGCCATTACGAATCACCATCCTTGAGTACGCGGAGATCAACGGACTCAGGGGCGACCATCACATCAACCCGGCCGTCCCAATGCTCAGTACGGACCCCACCTGGTTGACCGTCGTCGCGCCGCACAGGCGTCGACTTCTTGGTCCCACGACGAGTCAGAATCGCCACAGACGAGTACCGGCCCATCACCGGCCCCTCGGCTTGCGCGGTTTCCGTACCTTGTAGCCCATCATCTCCTCCCGATGAGTCATCGCCCCCCCGGCCCGTCGAAGGCCGAGGGAGCGAAGCTCACGGTGTGGTCACCTTCGGCTAACTGTTAGCCCCGATGGTGGAGGTTGTCTCGATGCGGTACAAAGCCTCACCGCGGAAGACCCCGTAGCCGCACATGGCGTACCAGCCGATGGGCTGGAAGCGCCGCAGGCGATCCGTGACCGGGCCAAACTCGACAGTCGGATCGGGTCCGTACATTGTCGAGTAAGCCTTCGCGAGGGCCTGCTGCCCCATGATGAGCGTGCCGTAGACATCGTTGGTGGTTGAACCACCATCGGTGACGAGCAGGGCTCGAGCAGTGGAGATGAACCGGACACCATCGAAGGTGCCGATCTCGCCGCTGCGGACACCAGGGGCGTCCTGCCGGATCTGGAAAGACCGAAGGTCTGCCGTGCCGGTTTGGCCGATGAAGTCGTAGACGACATCTGGGTGGGCGAACCCGACGTAGGAGCCGCCGTCCCAAGTGGGGACCGCAGATCCACGCAGGGTGGCAACTGCTTCACGAACCGAGTTGGAAGTGAGGTTGTTGCTGGTGAGCAAGGCTCCACGGCTCGACTGCCCGACGTACTTGACGTTGGTGGTGTCGGCGTAAGCGATGTCTGCGACGACCTGGTCGAGGCTGTCGGCTGCGTTGTAGCCGATCAGATTCGCGAGGTCTTCGTTGATGTTGAGGAAGGACTGTCCTCGCAGTGCGGCCGTTGTCTCGGTCGCGTTGCCGTACTCGGTCAGGTTCACAGTGACCTGAGAGTCGGCAGCCGCAACGGGAGTTACGTCGCTGGTTTCCGTCAGTGCGGATGTTGCCTGCGCCAGATCGGTGTACTTCGTGAACGTCACGCCCGAACCACGATGCGACTGCCGGGTGGCACGCACGGTGGCATAGTCCTCGTGAAGAGGCTGCTTGCGAAACGCGAAGTACGCCAACTGCTGGAAGGCAACCTGGTCTGAGCTCAGTGAGCTCTTCTGGGTGTATGCCATGAGTTGCTGTTACCTCGAAAGAGTTGAAAGGGTTAGAGAGGTATTCAGCCCTGCACGTTGAACTCGTACCCCTCGGACTTCATCAGAGCCTTCAACTCATCAGAGTCCGTGGTGGAGGCGATCCGGTCATTGAGTCCGGGGTTCGCCACCGGCTGGCCTTCGAGGCCGGCGTCTGCGACTCGTTGCTGTGCCGCCAGTTCCTCACGGAACTGACCCGGAGCCTGGGTTCCTCCACCGGTTTCATCAATGAAACCGGCTTGTAGAGCCGCTTGCCGGATGGACTCAGCGTCGACCTCGCCCTCGTAGCCCTTCACAAAGTAGGACTGTCGGGCATCGGCCGGGTCGATCCCTGCTTGGCGAAACGCATCGTTGCGTTTCAACCCTTCAAGTTCCGACTCGAGTGCTTCTGCTCTGGCTTCTGCGTCTGACGCTCGGTCCTCGAGGACTCTGCGAAAGTTGCGCTTTGGTTCGCCGTCTTTATCAACGATGTCGGGCTGGTTTGCCTCGGTCATCTATGTCCCTCTCCAGTAGCCGTTTCGCACCCAAGTCTTGGAGGTCGACCGGGCGGTCGGTTGCACCAACAGCTCGCACATGAGATGAACTCATGCGGCCATTCGGCGTCTGAAGACCACGATAGCATGCAAATCACACGCATGTAACGCGGTTGGCTAAATGAACCTAACGTGCGGTTCCGAGGCCCACGAATCCGGTACGACCCATTGCGGGACCACCGGTCTTGGAGAACCCTGCCAGGCGTCGCTGGCGACGCTCTTCCGTTTTGCGACGGGCCTCTTCGTCCAGTCCGAACTCTGCTTGGACAAGTTCACCGGTCGTCAAGTCTGACGTTTCAGACGCGGTTTCTTCTCCAAGGGTGGAACCGGCTACCGTTCGGAAACCTCCGCGAGCCTGAGTCTCAGTGATCCCCGCGCGTTGAATCTGCTCGGCGGTCTGGCGGGTGATTGGGCCAACCCCGGTTGTCACAGATGCTGCGCCAATCCGGGCGGCACCAAACCGTTCCCGCTCTTCAAAGATTGATGTGGCTCTCTCTGGGTCCAAATAGTAGGCGGTCAAGTCTTGTGCTGTGATCTGATAGTAGTCGCGAAGTTGGTCGAGAACTTCAGGGTTGGTTGCGTCGGCAGCTTCAGCGGCAAGGCCGGCTCGTTGCGAGAACTCTTGCGGCGACACATCGCCTTCGATGAGGGCACCGAAGTCTGAGGCGTCGTCGTAGAAAGTTTCAGGTAGCCCATACATGGACAAGATCCCTGCGTATTGGCGTTCCAGGGCGACGTAGGTTTCTTCGGAAATGGCACGGCCGGCGGCAGCGAGTCCTTGCATTGCCGGGAACCTGTCGGCATACGCTTGCGACGTTTGCACGCGTGCCCACACGGCATCCATGTTGGCGGTGCGTTGCCATGTCCCGATCAGATCAAGGTCGGTGTCGGTCAGTAACCCTTCGAGGCCGTAGGCGGTGAGGGCGTTGTTGATGATCTGATTGGCTGTTTCAGTCATGGTCAGGCTGCCTTTCCGAACTTCTTGCCGATGTAGTCAGCGAACCGGTAGGCGTCGTTGGTTGCATTCGTTGTCGTCTGCCAGTCTTCGAGGCCGCGGACGTACTGTCCGGTTTCTGCAACGGACATCACGCGGGTGGTGCCGTCGTCGTTCTGTTGCTGCCAGATCGGCTGGAACCTCGGGTCGGTCATAAAGTCGATGCTGGTGGCGTCGATCTCGAGGAGGCGTGCCACTTCCTGGCGTAGCGGGGCGACGATCTGACGGGTTGAGTAGCCCTGCGAGATGCGTGCCTCCATCGACGGGAACGACGATTGCGCCAACGCTGCGATGTCGTTGCGGATACCCATTTCGGTGGCGTCGCCGAGGTACAGGGCGCGTGCCCATTCGTCTTTGGTGGTGTCGTCTATGAGGTGGTCTACGAAGTAGTCGCCGGCTAAAGCGTCGATGATGGCGTAGTTGTCTTCGACTGCTCCGCCGGCTTGGCCGGGTGCCCATTCGGCTTCGAGGAGCATGTTTTGGTTGATCTGGTAGTCGGACCAGTTTTCGACATGGGCGGCGCGGGCCATTTCGCGGACGCGGTCGTCTGCGATTGTGAGGCCCAGGCGGGTTGCGGCACGGTGCAGCATGTCTACTTGGAGGTCGAGGAGGCGTTCGGCTTCTGCCGGGTCGGATGCTTCCAGGAGTTGGTGGTTGCGTTCGTTGGCGTCGAAGTCGTCCCACCAGTCGGTTCCTTTGATGGCTGCTTCGAGGCGTGCGAGGCCGGTGGCGTTGTCGTACCAGCCTTCTTCGGCGGCTTGGCGCAGGATTGGGCCTAGTTCTTCGTGGTTGAGCCAGCGTGCGCCGTATCCGTAGGCGGCGGCGAGGTTGGCGATGTCTTCGTCGGTGACAATCTCGTCGGGGGGTTCTGTCGGGTCGCCGTCGGGTGTGCCATCACCTGCACTGGTCGATAGGAGTGTCGCCCAACCGTCGGCTGAGATTGCCGACCCGGACCCGCCAGTGGACACGTTGAACGCTTCCATCGCAGCCCGTGTAAGCGGCCCCATGATCCCGTCTATGGGTCCGGGGTTGAACCCGGCAGCGAGGAGGGCTTCTTGTAACGCCTCAACCGTGCCCCACGGGTCACCTGCCGGTGTGCCATCACCTGCCGGTGTGCCGTCGTCACC